GCAAACATTCAATTCCTTCTGAACACTTCATGGCATCAAACCAAGTGCGACTTAACGCCATTCTTGTAGCTTGTATGCCGTCTTGTAATGACAGATTAGGTACGATTTTAAACAAATTTCCACTTTTTAGGGGCAATTTATCGATTAATTGTTCAATTATTGACTTACCACCGCTTGCTAAAGTTTTAGCTCGTGCATCGTGTGGTAGCCAATGTGTGCCATATTCGTATGGTCGTTCTTTAATTTGGTTGGCATAGTAAATGATGGGTTGCCCATGTGCTTCGTGGTAATCCAATACCCGAATCTCGCCATGCACCACCTGAAACCACCAAATAGCCGTGGCATCGTTGTAGCCCAAATCCCATGCTGTATGTACAGGAAACATGGTATCGCACTCGACTTTGGTAATACGCCCAGCATCGGTCAGCAAACGCATCTTTGTGCCGTATATAGCACCCAATATGGCAGCTTCAAAGCTACATTCAAACTCTTGCTGGTATTGGTCAACGCTCATAGATTTAAGGGCATCATCTAATTCAGCCTGTGGCAGTATCTTAGTTTGACTGGCTCGCAATACCTTGCTAAACCAGTCGGCTTTATTAATTTCAGCGTGTTGATATATGTCATAAAAGGCGTTGTGGCCCTTAGGCGTACCAATAAACACGGCCCAGCCCATTCTGTCGGATAGTAAAGGCCTTAGTACCGCACCCCATACGCTAGGCTTCATATCAGCGTATTCGTCTAGAATTACCCCGTCTAGGTACATACCCCTAAGTGCATCAGGATTATCTGCACCAAATAGACGAATTCTTGACCCGTTGACAAGCTCAACCCACAATTCTGATTGATTATGCTTGCGGTATAAAGGCTGGCTGTAGCGCAACAAATAATCCCAAGCAATAGACTTGGCTTGGCTATGGTACGGTGCAATATAGGCATATCTTCCATTTGGCTTGTTTTCTAGCCCCGCTTTAATAATCAAATCGTTAATACAGGCTACAGTCTTACCTGCCCTGCGGTGGGCAATAACAATAGACCATCGTTGCTTACGCTCATGGAAGTCAGCAAATATAGGTCTAGGGCGGTACTTCAGCTTAATTTTAGGCATCTGCCCAAGAAATCTTTATATCGCCACCATCTTGGCCTGTGACCTCGTTGACTTGGGTTTCTTTCCACCTAGCCCTAGTCTTTAGCCAAAAGATAGCGGCAGCCGTATTGCCCTTTTTGGCTTGACTAAACAATGTACCAGCAATAGCGGCATTAGCGTCTATACGCCCTTCGTCTAGTTCATCCTTGTAATACTTGACTAGGGTATCGGCACTAATCTTTAAGCGTGTGGCTATGTCCTCGTGTGGGCAACCCAATGCAGATAAGCGTTTTACCTGTTCTTGGGTGTCTTTAGTGGGTTTATGTGGGGGTCTGCCTTTTTCTGCCATTTTTATAACTCCGATAAAACAGCTTGTTTGCCAGTAAAGTCTTCCCAACGCTTAACAATTACATCGCAGTATTTAGGGTCTAATTCCATTAGACGGGATTTTCTACCTAGTTTTTCAGCAACAATCATAGTAGTACCAGTTCCACCAAAGTAATCAATAATTGTGTCTTTTGACTTAGTGCAATTTGAAACAAAATGCTCAGCAACACCTAAAGGAAAAACAGCACCATGAACGGATGCGTCATGTCCGCTAGCTATAGAGTGTGTAAATACATTACTAAATGTCCCACGACCAAAGGATGCCGATTTAATTGACCTTTTAGGTTGCTCTTCATTGGTTATAAACCACATAAACTCAAATGCTGAAGTCATTACATTATCTGCCATTGCTGGTGGTGGGTTACTTTTAGCCCAAACAGCAATATCTATAGTTCTTTCTGCATATTCACCAAACAAATGTAATAAGTCTATTTTGTTACCAGCTAACATTTGCACATTTATGCACGATATTTTTGATGTTGCTAAAGCACAATGTATAAACCCTGTCATTAAATCACGCCAATTTGTATTGTCGGCATAATCGTTATAAGCAGAATCCAATCCTTTTCTAGCACCATTTCTCAATCCTACTGCATCGCCTAAGTTATATGGTGGACTTGTAAAACAAAAATCTGCAATTTCGCCATCCATTAACTTATCTACAGCATCAATACTTGTGCTATCACCGCACATAAGTCTATGATTTCCAAGGATATAAATATCGCCTAGTTTTGTTTTAGGCTCGATTGGCGTTTCAGGTACGCTATCTTCATCGGTTAGCCCTTCAGTTGTTTCGGGGGCTAATAAAGCGTCTAGTTCTTTATCGTCAAAGCCAAGTAGCGTCAGGTCAAAGTCTTGGTCTTTTAGTTCTTGTAGCTCTAGCGACAGAAAGTTTGTATCCCACCCAGCGTTTAATGCCAATTTATTATCAGCAATCACATAAGCCTTTTTTTGGGCTTCTGTCATGTCTTTTAGCTCAATCGTAGGTACTTTAGCCATACCTAGCTTTCTTGCGGCTAGTAGCCTACCATGGCCCGCTATAACGCCTTTATCGCCATCTACCAATATAGGGTTAGTCCACCCAAATTCTTTGATACTGGCGGCAATTTGGGCTACCTGAGCATCATCGTGGGTGCGTGAATTTTTGGCATAAGGGATTAGTGCCGATACTTCGACTTCTTTGATTTCCATACTACCTCAAGTGATTGATTTAGTTAGGGTAAATTCTAATACTAAAACTAAGTTTATGCCATCTGTTTAACAAATTGGTTAAAGTGCTTAGATAGCTCCGCTTTACGCTTCATACGCTTATCTTCGTTCTTTTCTAGAGTAGTCTGTTTGTGCGGTTGCAACAAAGAGTTCTCAGGTTTAATCTTTTCTTTTTTAAACATTACATATCCTTCATAGCGTCAGCAATCATTTGTCTGCGGGGTTTTTTGGCGGTCTTAGCCGATTCTTTAAAGTCTTTAGCGGTGGGTCTGCCTTCTTCGCCAGCTTTCTTCATCCGCTCACCTGAACCCGCAGCTATCCTAGCCCTTTTGGCGTGAATTGCAGCATATAGACCATGTTTCATGCTTTGCTTTCAATGTATTTGCCGTAGGCTTCTTCTAGCTTATTCTTGCGGTTGCCTTTGGCGTACTTACGCTCAGTAGCAAGAGCAATAGCTACGGCTTGTTTCTTTGGTTTGCCAGCTTTCATTTCGGTCTTGATGTTTTTGCCTACCGCTTCTTTGCTACCTGATTTGACTAATGGCATGATTTATCCTTTTATTTCAAAAACTTAAGTTTATAAGTTGTGGTGTTAATCAGGTCTGCAATCTCATCAATAATGTTCTGTAGTTCGCTATCTTGCGGTAAATCTTGGCGGGCTTCTTTAACAAAGTTCTGTAAAGATTCCATGTAGCGTAAAGGGTCTTTAGGTTGGTGGTACACATTTGGAAATGCGGTGAACTTACCATAGATACCAGCGTGGGATTCAGCAAAGCTGTCAGTTAAATCTACAATAGCTTCGTAGTATTTTTGCAACGCTTTGTGGCGTGAGTAGGAATCCGTTGTGAAATGGAAGAAATGCGTATTAGTCGCAGAATGTAGCAATGTAGCTACGAATAATGCACAATTTTCCATAGAATCTCCTTTACATACCCAATTATATTAGGTTTTTTGCAAAATCCATACACTCCAATAAGGGTAGGCATTAAAAAAGTTATCGTCTTTATCCTCTGTCGGTTTGTATTTAGACCTAACAAATTTGTTATATGCCTCGACATCAAACATAAATCCATGCTTTTGGAATAGCCTGTACCAGTATTCAATGGGCTGAATATTGCAATGTGTAGGGTCGCCCATATACATTTCTTTGGTTTCCCCATCCTTTACGGCATCTAGACAAATAAACAAACGCCCTGATTTCTTGATAATTCTTGAAAATTCTTGAAGAATGGCATCCATTTGTTCTTCGGGGATATGTTCTAAGACTTGTGCGGTATGCACCAAATCAACGCTTTCAGTTAGGGCGGGGGTGTCGGCAATAGACCCACAAATCAGTTCATTGGGGTAATACCCAAAATGGGTGCGACCATACTCAATCATGGCATTGTTTAAATCTACCCCTAAAACACGCATATTGAGCTTTTGAAAGCCTTTTAGGATAGAACCACACGCACACCCAGCATCTACTACAAACCCGTCTGTGGGCGTTTTACAGGCTTTTGTGACCATTTTGGCGTATTCTTCTTGCCAATAGCCATGCCCAAGATAATCTAAACCAGCGTCTTTATGCTCGTCATAGTAGTCTTGGGTGTATTTAGTAACCTTAAGATTCTGTATTAACACGAATCAGTCCTATGGCTCTAAGTGCAGCTTCAGGGCTATCAACTCGGCTTAATGGCCCACCCTTCCAGTTGGCTATAAATTTAAGTTGGTCTGCGGTGAACTTGGCTTTAGCGTCACGCTTAACTTCCATCAAGATGGTTTCTCCGTTAAAGCACACCATTAAGTCAGGTATTCCTTTACCTACCATTGATAGAATATAAACATCAGCACCCGCATTTCTTAGGGTTTTTACTATTTCTGTTTGATTTTCATCGGTTCTTTTAGCGTATGCCATTGTTTTTTAACAGTAATCGGTTAATATATGCTAACTTTACCATCTAAAGGTATGTTATGGCACGAAAAGCGTGTAGTGATGAGGAGTTTATAGCTCTTTGGAAAGAACATCAATCCCCTGACAAAATTGGCAAGATTATAGGTCTTAGCACTCGCAATACATTAAAAAGACGCAGAACCATAGAACACGAATATGACATAGTTTTAGATGCTTTAAAACCTAATGGGATGCCTAAGATTTACATTCCCGATGAGCAAATGCAAGCAAATGTCACCATTGAAAATGGCGTTATCTTGGTTGGGTCGGATTGCCACTATAACCCGCAATATGTAACTACAGCCCACCGAGGGTTTATTGAGTTTGTAAAGTATCTAAAACCAAAGATTGTGATTCTTAATGGCGATATTGCCGACTTCGCTAGTATTTCAGCCCATCATCGCATTGGTTGGCAAAAAGGCCCGACAGTCAAAGAAGAACTAGACGAAATACAAGAACGACTTGGGGATATAGAGCGAGTACGACCAGCAGGTTGTAAGCTAATGATTACGATTGGAAACCACGATTTACGCTTTTCAGGCAAGCTATCCAATGTTTTACCCCAATACGAGGGCATCAAAGGTTTTGATATTGCAGACCATACACCTCATTGGAAGTGGTATTGGGCAATTATGGTCAATCAAACTTGCATGATTAAGCATCGGTGGCATAACGGCATCCATGCGGTCTATAACAACACGATTAAATCAGGCACTAGCTTTGTTACAGGGCATTTACATTCTCTTAAAATTACGCCTTGGACTGACTATACGGGCACTAGGTACGGAGTAGATACTGGCACTATGGCTTGTATTAAAGACAGCCAGTTCGCCTATACTGAACAAAATCCAGTCAACTGGCGGGCAGGTTTTGCAGTATTGACCTTTATTAACGGCAAAATGATGCCACCTGAACTTGCAGAAGTTATTAATGAGGATGAGGGTTTAATTTATTTTCGGGGTCAGTTGTTAAAAGTATGAAGCTCACACCTAAGATTATTGAAAACATCTATGCCATGCTGTATTGTTGCGAGCCGTTTGCGTCTTGGGACTTACCTTTACCTGAAGAATGTAAGTTTATAGTCGATAGCGACTTTGATGCTATGGGTACTTACCTTTACGATGATGGAGAAAAGCACGCCCATACCATTACTATATCTGACGCTCGGTGTGGTCATTTAGATACTGTTATTCGAACTATGGCCCATGAGATGATTCATGCTAGTCGGTGGAATACAAGCACCCAAGCGTGGACTAATCACGACAAAACCTTTAGAAATAGGGCTAAAGCTGTAGCTACAGAATTAGGCTTTGACCCACTAGAGTTGTAGCCTAGCCTTGACTATACCTAGTAAGGTATCGAACTCAACTTCGTGGTATCTCTCGAAAGCCTTTGCTCCGAGTCCATGCACACCTGTAGCACCTCGGTGATGCTCGGTACATAAGGGGAGTATTGGTGCTTCTGACCGCTTTCCACCGAATCGTCTGACATGGTGAAGCTCTGCGGGGGTGTCATGGTAGCCCAAGTGGTAGCATAAGACGCAACCAAGTCTTGCAATATCGTCATTTTTTTTTCTTTCTTTTTTATTCATTGGCGTATTCGTACCACATTGTATAAAAGGCTTTAAAGTCATCAACCCCTGTGCCGAGTTTAACGCATGACCCGTAGGATTGGACTTGCCAGTAGTCTTGAATAACTAACCCGTCATCTGTGTTGCCTTGCACAATAACGACTGTAAAGTTAGGCGTTTTAGCAAAGGCTTGCAATAATCTGCGTTGGCCTTCGCTAACCTTTTCATTGGGGCGTTTCCACTCCATCACCAAAAACTTGCCTTTACGCTCTGCAATCCCATCTATGTTACTGGGGCAAAAATGTGGGTTTGTAGGCAATAGCCCTAAGAACGCACCATAGTCAATATGCGATGCAAAAGCGTTACGCATTATTTTATTGAATGTTTGCATTGTTTTGCAGTACATCCTCTAGTTCTTGGGCTAAATCGGTTACATCACAGCTTTTTAAATAGGCTTCAGTTGCCTGATTTTTTAGGCAAAATTCATGCACTTTTTTAATGGCTTGGTTAATTTCTAGCATTACTTCAGCGTAATCTCTCATCGGGTCAACCTTTCTATATTTCTGTCGTTAGCTTGTTGGGTACGCCATGCTTCGAAACGCATCTTGGCGGCTTCTAATTGCCATCTAAGGGCTTCTTTTTGCTCTACCGCTAACCCTATGGCTTTGCATAGGTCTTGATACTCTTGACTGCGGTAGGCTTCTCGTTCTTGAGCACCAAGGCTTTGTTCGTCAGTTTGCGACATCTTAATGGCTTTAAGACTGTGCCTAAAGTTCTCAAGCTGAGCTAGTTCACCGCTTGCTTTAGCGTATTGCGGTGCTGTTTTAAATATAAAATCTATTGCTTCGTGTGGGTCATACTCTTTCATTTCCACTCCCCCCAGTTACCTTTGTTACCTTTTTTCCATTGGTCTGCAAAGCCTATTAGTAAATTACTATCAAGTTGGTATTTTGATAAATATTCTCTAAACTTTGCTAACCCCCATTGACTACGCCACTTGCATAACTGCCGTACTGCACATTGATGTTTGTATTCAAGCGAATAATAACTGTTGTGATTCAACTACGCCACCTGAGTCATATTTTTTTGTATCTCCTTTTGGGTAAGGCAAAACTTCATATTTTAATAAATTACGCATTAATTTTTTCTGTTTTTTATCGCCATGAAAATATACATATCTGTTTTTTGAGCTTCTGAACACACGAATTGATGGGTCTTTATTGTGCCTAGAATGTTTGCCATCACGCCCACCCATGTCAGTTCTTTCTTTGGTTGACCCTGTATATAAAAAATTAGTAGCTTGATATACATAACCAACATGACCTTGTGCTTGGTCTGCATAACTTACAACAATCGTTGGTTTTGGCAACAATTTAATAGAATTAGATACAAGAAAACTAGATTGGTTTTTGGTGTTATCTTGCAAACATAGGCGGTTTAACTCTAAAACCTTATCTGACCATTCCTTACCACAGATACCCATACACAATGATGGACTAGCTGGTATGCCGTAAGTTATCACTCCAACAAGCGTAGATTCTTCGTATAAGCCAAAAGCATACATAATTTGTGGTATTCTTTTAGCGTAATGTTTTTGCAATAGCCAAGGATATGTTTCTTCTGATTTAATGGGCAAAATTATCAATCTATTTCCATCCCCATTCGCATCATACATTTTTTCTTTAAAGTATCGTAGCTGTCGTACCCGTTACCCAGTATTCCTAGTTCACGAGCTTTGTTCTCAATACCTTGTTGGCTAAACATCCAAGACCTATCCACCTTTTCTTTGGCGGGGGTCATGTCTAAAACATCTTCCCATCGTGCAGCGTTTATCCAACTCGCAGGGTACGGGATGTAGTCTATTTCGGTTCGTTTAAGTTGCCAATGTCTAAGGTGTTTAGGCAAGGCTTCTAAGGCTTCACGCTTTTCAAGGTCAGTCAATCGTTTCCAAGCAATCTCAGCTTTTTTCTTGGCGACCTTTTTGGGCCAATTCATCCAAAACTTTTCAAAATCCACACTATCCCCCTATTTTGTTGCAAGTATATAAAGTCCAACATTACTAAATGCGTAACCGCTATATACAACCGCCATAGCTGTATTACCTTTAAAGCCTTGTTCAGCAGCTATGTAAAAATAAATTAAACCAGTAACAATGATTAGCCAAGAACTCAAAATGGTGCATCCTCAAATTTAGGCTTATCAGCCTTAACATACTGGTAAGTCCAATCGGTATAGGTTTTAATTAAATGCTCGGCTTCATGCTTAGTCTTTACTGTACGCATTAATTCACCATGCTCATCATAAATTTTGTAATGGCTATAAGCGTTTATGCGGTCATCGGTAGTAAAGGTAGTCATAAATCCCCCGTAAAGACTGTAGGTTAAGTTTACTTAATAATAAGGTATATAGGGATAAACCCTTATAACTCATAAGTATTACATTAACGCCTATAAAGTAACCTATAAGTTACATTATGTTGGTATATATAATTTACATATAACTTTTTGTATTAAAGAACCCTTTACTTGCAAGCTCTTTTCCCATAGAACGACCAACGCCACAAGTGGCGATACTGTCAAGAGATGTATCGAGTAACGACTCTACCCAAGCTGGCTTGACCCAGTATCTTGGCGGCTATCGCAGGTGTCGACCCTCGCTCCGATGCTGAATCTCCATCGGCCTCTAGCCCATCCCCGACTTCTTCTAACACCCTGTCGTTTCGGGTGGCAGAAATAGAAAAACCCCTTTGGGTAGCTCTAAGTTGAACCCGCTTTAGGAAGCACTCCACAGGCTTTCCAAAACGCTCAAAGCTACCCAAAAGGGTCTTAATGGAGTTCTACTAAACAGGGTTCAATCTGCTTATACAGTATACAACAAAATCAACGCAACTCAGGCCATATCAACTGGTATGAGTCAGGAAATAAGTCTTTGCGGCTTACCAATCCTTTAGATTCTTGCTCTAACAAAGCCCCCAAATACACCATTTTATCGGCTGGAATACCTGAGTTTTTCCACATAGACACCGCAGGTACGCTAATTTTGCAGATTTTGGCTATTTTGGTAGGCCCACCCAGTAACTCGATAATTTGACTATCGGTAAACATTTTCTTCTTCATTAAGCAAGTTTAACAAAAATACAACGCCATATCAAATAGTTTGCACATTTATTTAATTTGGCTTAATATGGTGGTACAGCATAAGCTGTTTACTTTTGGAGATGATTATGGATGACTTACAGGAATTACATAACGAAATGATGGCAGAGCAAGAACGCCTTGAGATAGCTTTAGATAAGGCAGAAGATGGTGATATGTTGACATTGGCAGAAATTGACCTAATTAGGTTTCATTGTGGCTTACCCAATAAGCGTAGGATTAGCCCCATTTTGGGTACGATTTTTGACGATTTTTCTAATATTTTTGGGGGGAAACAATGATTGTGACAGGCACAACTACAGAAAAGAAAGAGTTTAAGGTAGCCCCAGTAGGGTCACACTTAGCTCGTTTATACCGAATTATTGATTTAGGTACACAGAAGTCCGAGTACATGGGTCAAGTCAAGATGCTACGCAAAGTAAAGTTCTTTTGGGAGCTTCATGGCGATGACTTAAAGATTGAGGGCAAACCCCTTATCCAAACACGCAACTACACGCTGTCGCTAGGCGATAAGGCTTCGTTACGGAAGGACTTGGAATCTTGGCGTGGCAAATCATTTACCGATGATGAGTTGCGTGGCTTTGACCTACGCAATTTGTTAGATAAATGGTGCATGGTTACTGTTCAGCATAGGACTGCCAATAACGGCAATACCTACGCTGATGCGGTGGCTATTACCCCAGTTCCTGCAATCGTACAGAAAGCGGGTGTACCACAAGGCGTAAACCCATGCGTATTGTTTGACTTGCAGAAGTTTGACCAAGAAGTATTTGACAGCTTATCGCAAGGTTTAAAAGACCAAATCATGCTGTCAGCCGAGTACCGCAATACTTTTACCGATGTAAATAAGCAGTTGCAAGACGCAGCAATTATTGATGACGATGTTCCATTTTAAAAGGGGAAATGTATGAAAAAAGCACTCGCAATATTTGCAACATTTTTTGTAGTTGGTTTTGCAGTAGCCCAACAAGCAAATTGCTGGCAACAGTATGTTTGCGGTGGGGGCGGTTGCCAATGGGTAACAATTTGTCGCTAACTGGGGGAATTAACCTTTAGGAGTAAGCCATGAACCACATGATTAAAGACTTTATTGACCAAAAATATACAGTCAAGACCTTTCAAGAACGGGGCTACGATGAAGAAGTACCCATCATTGGATTTGCCCAAGATGACTTGGAAACTGTCATTAAGACTGTGGTTCAGGCTTGTGCCGACAGGGTTAAAAACCTAGAAGATAGAACGGCAATACTACAGTTAATGTAATGTTTAACAGGGGGAATTATGTTAGTGAAAGAGAATACAAGTGAGAGCGGTCATTGGTACTTACCCGATGGCAGTCCAGCCTATCGCATCATTGGCAAGAACGGCAAAGAAAGAAACTCAACTGTCAAAGACGCAAGAGAACATGGCTTATTGCCCTCAGTTACCACAATTATTGGTTGTGCGTCAAAACCCGCATTGGATGTATGGAAACAACAACAAGCCATACTGTCCGCTCTTACATTACCTCGCTTAGAGGGTGAATCTGAGGAAGATTGGTTAAGTCGGGTTGTATCGGATTCTAAAGAAACTGCCAAGCAAGCTGCGGAACGGGGAACGCAGATACATGGGGTCATAGAAGCCTTCTACGAGGGCATTTACCTACCTGAGCTACCACCCTATGTCCGAGCCGTAGAAAGTGCCATAAACGAGCATTTTGGCTCACAGCTATGGATGGCAGAGAAGTCCTTTGCTTATGGGGGGTTTGGCGGTAAATGCGACCTAATTAGTAAATCCCATCAAAAGTCTGATGGCTTTGTAATTGACTTTAAAACGACTGAAAAAGACTTAGATAAGCTCGATTACTTCTTTGACCACCAAATGCAGTTATCAGCCTACCGCCAAGGGTTTGAGATGCCTAAAGCTCGGTGTGCGATTGTTTATGTCAACGCCCTACAAAATAAGGCTAAACTAGTCGAGATACCTGAAGATGACCTGAGAATTGGGTGGGAATGTTTTACCCATTTATTAGCGTTTTATAGGGCAAAGAATAAACTATAATGATTACGGGGTGGCGGCAATCCCCCTGCCACAATCTCCTTCACACCGAGGGCCACCCCACCTTTACAGGGCGTTAAGCCGCCCCAAGAGGATGTGGCAAGTAACGAATTTTGCGGCTTTCAGCGTTACATGAAACAGCTACCAAATCTTGCCCTGTCTTTTTACTCTTATACAAGACTTAGGGTATGTCCCTAGTATATTAATATGTTAAGTTGGCTTAATATTTAATTGTTGTTTAACCAAAGGGGGATTTATGAAAGACTTTTTATTAGGTATCGTTGCAGGTCTATTAGCATTTGGCATACCTGCTATTGTGTATGTGTGGAGAACTGGGGGTATATCATGATTGGTACTGTAACGATTGGCGATACGCCTGTTGATGTATATGGCACAGAATGTCCTTCTGAACCTGCTGTTGGAATTATGGGAAATTATGTTGAGATTGAGGACTTAGAAGTAGGTGGCATTAGCATCTATGAGATGGTCGCTAACAACCCAATCTTTGACCAAATCCAAGAAGCAATTAACGATATGGTGAACTCATGAATCCATTTATAGCTACAATTCTATTTGTGTTATTTGCAGTAGCGTGTACAACTCTAGGTTATGTTTTAGCGGGGTATCTATGAATGTTCCATATAACAACGGCAAAGTCAGTATTGGTAAGTATTATGTGCCACCTAAGTATGTCGAGAAAGATAGCGATATGCTAGAGCTTCAGTCTTATTTAATCCACGACCCAGCCCGTCTTAACAGGGTTTACTGGACAGAAAAAGCCTTATTAGTGCTAAGTCTGTTTGTCGTTATGGTTGTGTTCCTCAAGAGCTAGTTTTCTAGCATCTTCAACCCGATTAAGCCAACCTTTAATAAAGCGAGCTTGGTCGGGTTTTCTTGCAACTATCCCTTGGTAGAAGTCTGCCCTAGCGTCTGAAAACTTTGCAATAAGGTCTTTAGGGTTTGCACCATTAATTGCTGCCATAGTCTTAGGCCCGATAACTCCATCAGCCACGCATCCGATTGCCGATTGTAGCGTCTTAACGCTTCGCCCTGTGCCTGCATTAACGGCAAAATCGAATACCACATAATCTAAGCCTTTCGGTAGGACTGCACAATAACTGGGATTCCAGTATTTAATCTTGTACATTGGGGCGACCTTTTGGGGGGTCAAGGCTCGCATATCAGCTTCGGATACAGGATGTCCTACAAATTCTTCCCAAACACGCTTAGTAACGCCTAGGTTCGTAAATCCACCGCTATCAAGCGGGTCATTGCTCACGCCCCCTTCGTGCTTTAAAACACGAGCCAAACACTCCTCAAATCGGCTCATAGCCTAACCATGCGGTTCATTTTTTCAGGTTTGCCATAATCCGACTACCGAATAAGAATCCAAAAGCAATGTTGGCGGCTTCCAAGCCGATGCGTTGTATATATTGGTCAACTGGTAAGAATAAAGTAGCAAGCCCCACCACAATGACTGTCAAAGCTCCTAAATAACGACTAGAAGCTCTTAAATCAATAACCCATTGGCTAGGTTGTCCAAACGGGTTATCGAGCTTTGCAAGGGCTTCTAAACGAGCAATTTCGCTGTTATCAAGCTGAATCTGCTCTGCAATGGTGGTTGGGCGAACTCCACCATTAAAACGCCCTATAAGCTGTTTAATGCCTTCTACGCCTACTGGAACTAAAGCCCCGATGATAGTTTCTAAAATCACTTAGGTAATGACCATCCATGAGTTGTTAGGTAAGCGTAGCCTAAACCAGCTACAAAGACATAAAACAATGTTCGTATAGAGAACCAACCAAACTGGGCTACTTTCTCGTTTAACCACTCTTTAATGGCTTCTTTGACGATTTCTTTTTCAATCTCGTTAGCCATTTTTTTTCCTAACTGTAGTCTTTTTAACAGCAGGTTTTCTTTTAACCGCAGGTTTTCTAACTGTTTTTTTAGGTGTGGCCTTTATTGTGCCTTCCCAATCATTGAGCAAAGTTAACCAATGCACCTTTTTGGTGTAGCCCATCTTATCAAAAACCCAGTCAATGATAAACATTAATCTGCACTTTCAGGTGTATTACCTTCAGCTACCCACTTTAGGTACTCTTGGTACAAAGGATTATCTTCTTGTGCAACGAATGATGTAAAAGAACCATCTCCGTTATCACGAATGATAAATTTAGAAGGCTCGCCATAAGGATTGTCTTGGATAAATTCTTTATACATTCTATAACTCCGCATTTAAAGCAACAAATCCAGTTGTAGAGTTGTTACCTAGCAACATAGATACCTGACCAACAGTTCCAACAGCACCAGATGTAACTGCATTTAATAAAACTTGAGTTTGACCAGCTCCATAAGACGCATCAGCTAAAGTTAAACTATTTAATCCTGTTACCCCAGCACCCCAAGCAGCAATAACACCAATCGTAGAATAATCAACAGAAGATGGATTAGCTCTAAGTGTTACAGGTAGTTGTAAAAATGCGTAGTGTGATGTTGTAGTTCTAACATTACAAAACGCTAACTGATTAAATAAAGTTCCTGTAACCGCTTTGTAGTAATACCTCTGACACAAAGCTAACTCAGTACCATAAGGTCTGTAATCAAAGCTAGTAGCTGTAGAGCCTACCTCAAGTTGAACTCCTGTAATGTAGAAAGTTGCTCCGTTAGTGCCGACTACGGATGTTGCTCCTGTGGCACTATATACAGTAGAACCAGTCCAAGCACCAGCAGTACCGCTAAGAGAAGAACCTACTCCAAGTCCAAATCTGACATTCATGCCGACACCATTAGTGGTTAGCCATGTGCCTGTCGTATCTCCAGCAATGGTTACTGTTTTATATTCCCAAGTATTTGCTGAACTAATTGTGTATGTAAATGGATAAACACGAGAATCGCCTGAGTTGCTGACAGTTCCACCAAATGTTCCAGTTAAAGAACTGCGTACCCAAAACGATAGCGTTACAGTTTTAGCGTTAGCAGTTCCCCAACCTAAATCAGCGACATTAAAACCCTCAATAGGTTGCGAAAACAAAAACAGTTCACTTGCTCCAACTGTGTAAGCAGAAAGTGAAGTTACTCCTAAATAGTTTGAAAATCCAGCGGGTGGAGTTACAGAACCAGCATTTTGTTGAACACTGTATTTTGAACTTTGACTCAAAGAAAAAACCCAACGGTCTAAAAGATACACTCCACCAACTGTTGGAGTAACACTAGCACCAGCATTACGCTGGTCGATGGTCATGTTCCCATTTATTATTCTGTTCTTCATATTAACGGATGGAGTTACCGCATTAGCAGTAATACTCCCGTTGTACATGGGAGTTGTTATTCCGTTTGAGCCGTCTAAGGTTATAGGCATTATTTTGCTCCTGTTACAGCATCAAGCTGTTCTTGTGTTGGGCGGGGCAGGGAATGTTCCCACTTTTCTATATATACACCATGACCATCATCTCTTAAAGAGATAGTGCCACCGTTAGGACTAAAATCACTTGATTTTAATTCAGGGTAAATAGAAATAATTTTTTCAAACATTATGCACTCCGAATTAATGAAGCAGAAAATTGCGTTGATTGATTGCCAGATGAGCCTGTTCCTGTGCTTCCAACATACATATATGCTTGAATATAATCCGTTGTTCCATTTAAATAAATAATAGTGGATGCAATAGAGCCAGCTTGTGTTCCTGATGAAATATTAATGTTTGAACCATTAATCCAAGGAGAACCATTTTTTTGAATACTTACCTGAGCTTCTTGGTTGGTGTTATTAGACCTAACAACGGCATTTACTTGATAATAACCTGCCACATTAGGCAAAAAAGCATAAGCTGGAATACTTCCAACAGTTGCATTTGTGTTATTAAAACAAGAAGCTGTATCCCAGTTTTCAGTTTGAAATTGAACTAAAACTGTAACTCCTGAACTGTAAGTTTGGGCAGAACTTTGATAAGCACTAAAAGTTGGCATATTACCGCTAACCATTGCTGTTCCTGTTACCGATGGCACAGTAACTAAGTTACCAGTACCCGATGCTAACTGTAATACACCTGAGTTATCAGCTTGCTGGGTAAGCCCTGAGCTGACTGTAGCCGTAATAATTGAAGCCATTAATGAGCCTTTCTGAATCGTTTAAGTTGAGATTCACTTACTTTTTGTTTAGATGCTTCAGACATTGGTATTCCTTTATTCCAAGATGTGCGAACAATGTTGTGTTCTTTGTAATAATTATCTTGAAATACTTGTGCTTCTTCTTTGGTTTTAAATCTACCAATTTGTATTCTTTTTCCGTTAACTGTGGCTCTAGCTTTATATGGCTTAACATCATCACAACGATTAATGTGGCTTGCAAACATTGAGCCAACCTTACCTTCTTTGCGACATTTTACACAACTAATTCTTACAGATAGTGCTTGTGCCGCTTTTTCTGCTATTGGCAAACCTTTGTTCCAAGCTGTCTGAACACCCTTTAAACCTTTGTTCCAAGAAACTTGACCAATGTGGGCTAATGATAAATTTTTCTTTTGCTCATCGGTAAACTTGTAACCTGATGCACCCGTACCGCCATCGGCTTTGTTAGCTAACTTATAGCCCATATCCCTAAAGCATGAAATCAAAAGTATTTCGTGGTCAAGTGCTTCGGTTTCTGTATCCCAACGAGCCAGCAGTTCTACATGAGGTCTGCCGTATTTATTGACAATGTTCTGCCAATGAGAGTTACGCCCATCCATAGCATACGCACGCCTACGCTTGCCTTTTCCTATGTAGAAAAGACCGCCTTCAGGCTTGTAATGTGCGTAGGTAAAGAACACTTATGCTACTCCCTTCGGATACTTAGCTTTGACCGCCAAGCAGTCAGCAATGTATTTATCAATCTGTGCTTGGTCACCCTTTACTACACCATCAATGTAATCGGTGATGAGCGGGTATTCTGCGGCTCTTTTAGCAATATAAGCATGAGCATCTACATAAGCCTGAACTGCGGCTTTATCGTATGCGACTTCATTGCCGTCTGCATCGTAAGCAACATCGCCTACTGTGCGGACTACTTGAGGATATAGTTTATAAATTGCATTAATCATGCCGCAATCTCCATAAGTGTCATTGTTGCTATTCCAGCATTAGCACTTCCACCATTTCTTCCATTAAAAGATACAGTATTTGAGCCATCATCAGATGAAAAATATAATGTATATGTTGTTGAAGATGTAGTTGCTGGTGAATCTAAATAAACAATATTTAATGCGGTTGTTATTTGAGGAGTATTACCAGTTGCTCCCAAATGTTGAGTAGTTACAAAATATGTATTGGATGATAAATTATTAGCACCCCTATAAATTGTGTATCTATTCAAATTTATTTGAGATGAGCCTTCCATTCCAGAAACAGTAATTAAAATTTTACTTGTTGAACTAGTTGGTGTAATTGATGCAGAAAATCCTGTTGTTACTAATGATGTGCTTGCGGTAGTTGATGCGTCTGTTTTTACAGATTGAACCACTTGCAACACAGAACCAGTAGGTAATGCGGCTTTAGGAATAGACTGACCGCTTGAACCTGTGGTTAGGACTGTTCCCGATACGGCTGGTAAGTCCAATACAGTAGTACCAGCAATGGCTGGTTCTTGTAATGTAACGCTACCCGAAGTTGAGCCTTGTAAGACAATAGACATTATTTACTCCTTTTGTATATTTTAGTGGTTTTCATACTAAAGTACCACCCATCTTTCGCCTGAACTTACTGTTACTGTCACACCACTATTAATGGTGATAGGCCCTACGCTTTCGGCTGATTTTCCTGTTGGGATTGTGTAACTTGTAGTAACGATTCTTGTGTTCTCCACAAATACAGTATCCCCACCAGCACCCGTAGCCCCACCCCCAAGTTGACCCCATGCACCATTAGCATAGCCTTCAAATTGGTCATAATCGGTGTTATAGCGAATTTGTCCATCTACGGGGCTTAAAGGTCTTTGGGCGGTTGTACCAGCAGAAATTAATACAAAGCCTGTGCTAGTAACTGTCACATTACCTGTAAAGGTAGGTGTCTTAAACTGAGCAAACTCTACCGCATCGCCAGCTACAGTTCCCGCTACTAAATTAACAATTTTATTTGTATTTAGGTCTAAGTTCCCTGTCATTGGGGTTTGACCATCTGCCGCTACTGAATCCGTAAGGGCGGCAGCCAAGTCATTCATGGTGTTATTAGCCCATGAGCTAGATATAGTTGTGCCTGTAACTACGGGATTACCCGCAGGTAGTGAATATACGCCTGACCCGTTTCTACTCATTTGTTGCTCCTATGGCTTTTTGTGCTCCTGCTCCAGCTAAAAATGGCGAGCCTTGTCTAATAAAATCTGCTAATTTTTGTATTGATTCGGGTCTTTTTGCCATTAAATAAGGCATTGCACTTCTCATATAAGGCATATATGGCAAAGCCACAGTACCTAAAGCACCAGCAGCAACACCAGCATATGGTGTTCCCATAACAGTACCAGCACCTAAACCACTACCAATTATAGAATTAATAGCGGTTCTTTCTGAAGTTCCTGATGTTGGTATTTTGCTAGGCAAGGTAGAAACAGCAGCATCGCTTAAATCTTGCATCAATGCTTGACCTGTAGCTGTTTGACCTTTACCTGCTGATTTATCTGCTTGCCGAATAGCTGCGGCTAATTGACTTGGCGTAAAAACATCTTGTGTATTAGCCATTGAGCCAGCAGAACGAATACGAGCATAGTTAGCAAAAGCGTTGTTAATATTGTTTAATTCTTGAGCATATTGGGGGTTATTACGAGCTAAGTTTTGACGCAATTCGCCCAAAGCTATGTTGTAAGCATTACCCATTAATTTTTGGTCTGCATCAGCACTAGCACTAAATGTTTTGGCTAATGTGCCTAATTTTTCCTCTACTACTTTAAACGCTTCACCTTTAATTTTGCCGTCTTTGTCTAACCGATTAGCAATAGTTTCATTTACTATAGTTAATACTTTTTGAGCGTTTTCAGCAGTTAATCCTGTTACTTCGTTAGGAATGTTGTTTAAATTTTTAGCCAAATCAGCATCAGGTACAAAAGTTACTTTTGGCAACAAATTATTGTAGGCTTTTGTAATCTGTTGCTTAACTTGCATTACACCTTCACGACCAGTAACTTCAGGTACTTTGCCACCAATAGGCTCTAAAGCCCTACGATAAGCGGCTTTATTAAATTCTTCAATTCCTTTAGTTCTAGCGTAATTAATAACATCACCTAATAATGGAACGCTTGTAGCCTTATCTTCTAATGTTTTTAGCCATCCACCAGCCATTTGACCTGCTGTTGGGGTAATGCCTTCTTTTAACAATAACTGAGTTTCAGGACTAACTTTGGGGGCAAGAATGTTTGCAAATCCACGACCAAGTGCGGTAGCACCAGCACCACCAACTGCACCAATAGCGGCTTTTTGCGGAATGTTACTAATTGCTTCTTCTTGGGTTTTTAAGGTTTCTTCAGGTGTTAATGCCCCCATTACAGAACCAACGCCTGCACCTTGCAAATATGGATTAGCACGAGCAAAGCTAGGAATCATGCTAGCACCTTTTAACAATGCCCCACCACCAATCATTCCACCACCAAATTCACTAGCACCAAAAGTAATAGGATTTGCTTCTTGATATGGTTTTATGCGTTGTTGAATGTTTTGTGCTATTTCAGCAGGTCTGCCACCAGCGTATTGTGCTAATGCCAAAGCGGGATTTATTACACCTTTTCCAGCCCCAACGGCAGCAGATTGCCAAATAGGTAATTCAGGAACAGTAGGTCTAACAGCTTGTGGTTGACCTTTTAATGCCATTAAGCCTTCGTCTGAAATTTTAGACAAATCATTGGCTTTTAAAGCCATCAAATCTGAATCAGATAGCTTAGTTAAATCCATTATCTTCCACCCCGTCTGCGAGCAATTTCAGCATCAATAGCTGATTGGCTTGGCATACCACCTGTGTTTTGCAATGGAATACGAATATCAAATGGGAATTCCATTTTTGCTGGACCTGATTCAGCTTGTGAAACTTTTTTATTATGAGTTTCAGCTTTATCAATAAGAATTTGTTTGTAAGTATTGATAACTCTAGGCAAAGCAGTAGGGTCGGTTGCAAGACTACCCATAGATTGTTGCAAAACTCGTTGTTGTTCTTGTGATGGAGAAGCATCCAATTTTTTAAGGTTTTCCATAACATTGGTAAACAATGCAGAACGCAATTCTTCTGTATTTGCAACTTTACTAGGATTAATGTTTGTACCTAAATTGTTGTTAAAGAATTTTGCAAGTTCAAGTTTTTGCTCACCAAAGCTACCCGCAAACGATTGAGGAGCAAGTTCTGCCGCTCTATCTAAAGTTCTAATTGCGGTTGGAATGTTTTGCAAAGTTTCAAAGTTTTTAATTAATACTTCACCCATTTGACCTTGTGCTTTAGACTTAAATGGTTCAAACGCTTGAACATTTGTAATGGCTGTCATGCTTGGTGCACCAGCTTTTTTAAGTCCCATCAAATATTCTTTATAAGATGGGTTTTTCTGTGCGTATTCAAATTCTTTGATTGCAGAAGGCGTTTCAGGTATTAAATTTTTAGCAATTTGTGGCATAAATTCTTTACCAGCACCATATTGATTAGTGCGAATTAAACGAGCAGCTTCTGCATAATTTGGCTCTGTTGGTGGCTGATAAGAAATAGGCATTGGCACATTACCTGTATATGGCCCAGCCATTTCATTAATTTGTGCAGGTTGTGGTGTTAGTGCTTTAATAATGCTTTCTTCTGCTTGTGTTTTACCAGTTTGTACATTACGCAACAAATCAGCCATAGCTTTATCGCCTTTTTCGGCAAGGCGTGTTCCTGCGTACATTTGGGCTAGAGGTGCTGCGTATTGGAAAAAACTAGGTGCAACATAACGCCCACTTACCATCTGTCCTGACGGCATAGATTGACCTTGTTGCATTAGCAACTGAGCCATTTGTTGTTGGCGGTTTAACGCCTGCTGTTGCTGTAGGATTTCAGGTGGTAAATTACCGCCTACATTAATCATGGGCATTTGTCCGTTTGCCATATTAGAACTCCTGTGCCGCTAACATTCTGCTTTGTTGCGAATATGGGTCTGTACCATAAGTGTTAGACACATTGTATTGGGTATATGGGTTATAAGTTCCCATACCGCCCATTTGTACATCTCTAGCGTTAATTTGTTCTTGTGTTTGTGGCTTGCGTAGGGCATTTGCCATAGCTAATTGGTCGTATCCAGCCCCTACTTGTTTACCATCAACTGTCATACCCGCTTGATTGGTCAGATTCATACCTTGTTGCATAGCCTGTTGTTGCATGGCTTGTTGTGTGGCTATGTTTTGCATATACGGGGATAACCCACCTAAATCTTGGGTTTGGGGCATCTGCTGAATGTAGGGGTTGTACATATTCATGGTAATAGTCCGTAATCTACGACTTTATAGCCGTCATCTAGGGTTTTAACTGCGTATGGGAACACTTGCTCTACTTCTTGTGCCATTACACCAACATGAACACCATCACCTGCTAATGGGTGAGATTTAATTTCATCAACATATTCAAAGCTATAAAGGGTTAAGCCGTTAGGCATTACGCCTACAGGCTTAATGTTTTCTTTAAGTCTTATGTCTGAAAACATAGGTATTGCAGCAGCACCCATTTGAAATAAACCTTGATTAAGGTTAGCTTGGGCGGCTTGTTTGGCATTAAAGTCACCCATTTGGGCGTTATATCCCATCTGTGCTGCACCTAATATGTCAGGGCCAGCAGTCGTAGCTTGTTGGGCAGAATTAACAAATTGTGGGCCTTGTACCTGTGCCCCTGAACGCAACGCATTGAGCATATTTAGTGGTTCATTACGCAAATAAGCGGCTTCTTGTAAACCTTGTGTTCTTGCTTGCTGACCAACGCCAAAACCTTGCGTGGTAGCACCTAACAATAGGTCATTTTCACGCTGAGCTTGTTGCATCATGGCTCGGTCATACGCTTCAGAGCCAATGTCTATACCTTGATTTGCTAATCGTTGCTGTAATCGTTCTTGCCCTTGCTGTATTTGTGGGGCAAGCCGTTGCATATAGGCTTCTTGGTATGTCTGACTAGGATTAAAACCTGTCGATGGCAGTTTGCTTGTATCAAATGGCTTTGCTAATGTGTTTTCAAGATAACCAATACCTGTTTCAGCCAAACCGCCTGTGCGTTGGCTTAGTCTGTTTTGAATATCTAATAATTGTTGTTGCTCAGGACTTAGAATCTGTCTAGCAGTCCAACCTTGGTCAGGGTTTGCGGGAGCAGTTAAAAAATCTTCTGCTCTAGGTGGTTTTAAATCTCCTGCACCCTTAGGTACTTCAATGCGGTCACCTGATGGGCCATAAGCAAACTGAAAACCCTCTCGTGGCATGACTGTTGTTCTAGGTTGCATTGGATTAGTGTCAGTAAGACTATACCCTTCAGGCAATCCACCGCCTTGGCTAGCTTTTTGATAAGACTGATACGCTTGTTCGTATGCTCTAGGGTCAAAAGTACCTTGTTGGCTATATACCAACGAACCATATGGGGTAAATTGATTTACACGATTGGCAGCAGCAGCAGCTCTAGCCGCTTCTAAGTTACCCGCAGAAGTTTCTTGTGCAGCAGCCCTGTAATCAGGAGCAGCAGGGGCACTTGGAGCAGGCCCTAATCCTAAAAATCCACCACCACCCATACTATTCTCCCTTGTTTAAAGAGCATCGGATGTTAAGAAACCGACACTCCTCTTTTCTCATAGCCATAATCACTAAATCACCACTCATGTGGGCATCAGGTATTTCAGCTACAACCTTAAAGCCCAAATGTCGGTTTAACTTTAGGGCGTCTGTGTTATCAGCACAGATTTGCCCTAGTATAACGCTAACTCCAAGTTTATTAAAGGGGTAATCAAATACCGCCCATATAAAATCTTTACTAGCCCAATGCTCACCAACGCTACCAATATGTATTTCACAAGCCTTTGGCATAAAGTTGGTATATCCAGCCACCGCTACTAAATTGCCGTCTTTTAACTGCCCGATACATTGGGTGGTTTCAGGTAGGGGAAAATTGAGGATTCTGACTAGCCATTCCCCCAAATAGCGTTGATTTTCAGTCGTAACAGTCCTCAAATAACTCCCCCTCTTTCCATTACAAAATCGGTTGATGCCCAATGAAATTCAATACCTTGCGATGCCACATTCATACTAACTGACCCTGCATAGCCTAATCCTGTCACGCCTTGCCATATTTTAGTGACCACTAAGCCACCGCCCCAGTTGGCGTTATCCCATGTATCTAAGTCCCATTCACCTGTTTGTAGAATAGAAGGGTTAAAGGATATTTGACTAGTCAATTCAACTGTATCAAAATCGGTGCTTAAACCGCATAAAACAGTCGGTATGCCGTTATCGGTCTGTAGGATAGGGCGTACTAGGGTAAAGCGTTTTTGTTGCCCCCTAGACTCAAAATACGAGTAGGCTTGCTGTACAAAGCCTTTAATATTAGTTCCAGCGTCGGCAAAAGTGTCGTAAAACTTGCCTACAAAACCAGTTCCACCAAAATACATATCGTCACCGCTAGATTCCCAGCAGTTAGCACTAATATTGGTAAATCTTCCCCATGACTTTGTAATATTGTGCATTACATACTGCTCAGAACCCCCTGTTACGGGGATATTAAGAATCAACATATTGTGTTTAGCAAAGTAATTCATTTGCCAGCCGTAATTTGTAGAGTATTGGTCGGCAGCTTGGTTAATTGCGTAGAAAATCTTGTCTGTAATGTTAACTCGTGGGTCTAAACGGGTAGATTGCAAGCCTGCCGATAAAGGTACAAGTCCATCTTCGGTCAAAAGTAGAATGTCACCACCAAATTTGAACACGCATTTACGGGCAAAAGTCTGTCCAATGTTCCAAATACCGACCAAAGCCCAATCATCTACATCGGATGGGTTAGAACCCTTGTAAACGGCCACTTCTCCGTTACTTGTAACGAATACGGCTAAGTCATCGACCCCGTAACCTGCGTCAATAGTCCAAGTTCCCATCGCTTGTAGGTAGCCACCCTTTTTAAAGATGCCACCAAGGGGAAACTCGGTTACTGCCCCGTTAATTGAATCTACGCCTAAATACCAAAAAGACAAACTGTTCTTTTCTACAAAGTACAGACGCTCTTTAAACAAGTTGACATAAGCAAATGTATTAGAATTTTTACCTGTAATGTAGTAATCAATGGTGTAAGTACCCATAACAGTTGCATCACCGCTTGGGGCGGTTGCCATTACATAAGTTAAAGTAGTTCCACCCGTTACAGTAATTCGAAAAGTTCCGTTAAATTGGGCGGGTGTTGCCCCTGCGACTGTTATGGTGTTACCTGTAACGAGGTTATGGGCACTTGCAGTCGTTAGGGTAGCGGTTAAATTACCCGTTCCACCCCTAGTAATAGTAGAAATAGTTTCTGCTGTATCAGTTGTAGCACTTCTTGACCATCTAGTACCATCATAAACGACCATTGGGTCAATTCCGTTGACAGCAGGCATAAACGAACCACCCGCAGTCGTAATCATGGAATGTATCCATTTACCATCGGTGTTCCCTGTAAGACTTGAGGTAGCCGTAGAGGTACTGGCATCATAAATAATGGTAGCGGTAGATGCAAACAGCTTATTACCCGTTGGGCTAGAGTAATTCATTAAAGATAAAACAGCCCCAGTAATGCCTATAGATACTTTAGAGTAGCCTTTTCTAAGGGTTACATCCGTAGGTGTAGGAAAGAAATTAACCATCTGAACCGCATCAAGTGGGTTCATTTCAGCCAAAGAATCTCTAGCGTTCCAACCCCCAATGGGGGATGGTAGAGAAGCTGTAACTGCCCGTCTTTGTTGAGCGACTGCCATTATGTCCCGTAGCCAGTATCAGGTATATTAGCGTAACCAATCAGCACTTTGCTTGGATATGGTGCAAACGACAGGGTGGCAGAGCCTTTATCGTTGGCTTTAGCAACATTCAGATAGCGGAAATAGTCTTGTTGCAATGCGGTAGTATCAAATCCTTTGATTTGGAAATACTTAAGTTTTGTACCTAAAACTAAGACTGTATCGTCAAATATGGTCGTGTCTGTGTCAGCCGTAAAGCTATTCTTTACTTGGTCTGTAGCACTTCTAGCCCAACCTTTTGAGCGGTATTCAAAACCTAAATACTCTTGTGTGTTATATGGTGGCCAAATTTGGAACTTATTGCCTAGAATACGCCACCGAATACGAGGACCTGTTGATATATAACCCGACTTTAGCCATTGCCATTGTTGGGCATCTTCAGGGCCAAGCATCTGCCAATGCTTTGTTTTGTCCCAATGGGTATTATCCGTAATGGTTTCAAAGTCAGGCGGTAATGGGTATTTGGTCTGTGAAAAGGTAAAAGTTACGCCTGTGTATGTGCCACTAGCTAATTGGCTCATTACAATCGTAGAAGTTGTGCCATTAAAGGTAACCGAGGATACATAAGTGTCTTGGTTAATGCCTGTGCCTGTAATAGAAAAATTGCCATTTAAAGCTGTAGCGTTACCCGTTACAACAATGTTATAACTTTGGTCGCTAATTGTATTACCTACAAAAGTCTGTGCATCGGTATAGAAACGATACTCCAACTGTAATGCTTGCCAATCATATTCTTTAACCAAGTCATAACCTTGACGATTCATTAAAGCTAAAACCTGTTGTACATCCTGATTGGTATTACCCGCCACATAGGTGGGGATAGCAAGGTTTAATTCGCTTGTGGTCTGTTGCACCAGTTGGAGCATCGTTGATGACATATTAGACTTCCTCTACGACTTTTGGTTTACGAGTTTTAGGTTTCTTTTCACCAACTGCCGCAAGTATAGCCGCCATCTGTTCTTGCATTAGGGCGAGCTTCGCATCAGTTTCAGCCTTAATTTTAGCAGTTTCCTCGTCTTTTTTGGCAAGTTCTTGCTTTAACTGATTAATTTCTTCATCTCGCTTGGCAGCTTCAGCCGACTCGCTTGCAAGGTTTAAAAACGATTTAGCCTTATCCCGAAAGGCGTGTGGTGACATACCTGCAATCATTCCAATGCGTTGTAGCTGTAAATCTGACGCATTAGCAATAGATTCTACAGTCATAAATTTAACGCCCCGTAATTCTTGGGCTTGGGATTGGCTAATTAATGGCCATTGTTCGACAGGCGTTCCAATGATTTCGCTACTGTAATCTTGGGTTGCTTGATATTGAAGCCATTGGCGGGGAAAACGCTGTTTATGGCTTTCCTGTGCGTAGGTATCAATCTCAGTCAGGTTATCCCCAGCGACCATGATTCGTACAAAATCAAAGTCTTTAAATATGGGTCTGCCTGATTCGTTGGACTCATGCTCTAGTTTAACGGCTCTTTTGTAAAACTTAACTGCTAAACGAGAATCTGCGTTTTGCTCATCGCTATCTATTGCCATTTGTAAAACTCCTCTAAGTGGTTAAAGGTACTGCGGTTAAAAGAAAAAGGGCTACCCCAATTAAGAGATAGCCCCTTGTTTTTACTACAATTTCTGATTAAACGCTAGCTTTACCAAACCAGCCATACTCGCCCGATACCATCGAAACGGCAGGAGCAATGTAAGTACCACCACCGCTTGTAGCGGCAAAGGTAGAAGCGTTAACAGTAACATCGGTTGCACCAGCAGCAATCGTGCCACCAGCTTTGGCAAACACATAACGCAAGCCATCGCTACCAAAGGTTTCAGCACCAACAGGGCCAAAACTTGGGATAGAAACGGCAGTTGCACCATTTGTGTAGTCAAAACTAACAGGCGTGGTGCTTTCTAAATCAACACCAGCAATAGGGAGAACTGAATAAGCCATGATTTTTCCTTTACAAATTAGGTGGTCAAAATACCCTGCAACTGAGCGTTGCTGGTAGTTAAGTTGCCAGCCCATCCGTAGAGCTTAACAATCGCATCTTGGTTAATGGCTTGACGCTCACCACCGATAGGTACGAAATTACGCTCTTTGTGTGGGCGGAAGAAGATGTAATTGGTGTTCAAGAGATACATATAAGTTGCTGTTTCTTGATTACCAATACCACCACCGAGTACGACATCAGCAGATGTACCACCGCCGTAGAACTTAAGGGATGCAAAACCTGCTGCACCACTTTCTTCGGTAGTAATACGCTGAATTGCTTGTAATGCACCTACAAAATACTGATATGTGGTGTTACCTGCAATGTACAAGTCAGCCT